CCTGACATAAGAATGCCATTTGTTGCGTCTCACCACCTACGGCAGAATAACCAGGGAAAGGCATTGTCACCTTGAACTGATTGGCTCTAGCGCCCCCACCAGCGAGACGAGCTTTAAAGTCATTAATATTAGGCATTGTTTATTCTCCTCTCTCTAGTTTAAGCACCCGCAACTTCAGAAAAGGCCACGCCTGATCTTGTTGCGATAAAGTTTAAAGTTATGAAGTTAATTGATCTGTTAGGTTTAACAAAAATGTCTGCCCTAAACTCGTTACGATCAATAACATCGCCAGTATTGTTAGTGTCATCACAAACAACTTGGAAGTCTGTGATTCCTCTACGACCTTGTACATCTCTTAGGAATGGTTCTACAAGATTTCTAAATTGTGCTCTTGTAAACTCATCATTGAATTCAAAGAGTTGGAATTTAGCAGCTGTAGAAATTGCCTTTTCTAGAGTGATGAACAATCTTCTAACATTGATACGATCAAATGCACTTGGTTTTGCCAATGCAGTTTTATCACCGAACATTAAAGTACCCTGACCTGGTAAAGTTACCACAGGATTTATTCTTGCACGATATAGTGTATCTCTTTGTGATTTGTTAGGATTGTATGCAAGTTTAACAGCACCACGAATTTGACCTCTATTGAGACCTGCAGGTGAGAACCATGAGTCTGCAACATTGTCTGTTCTAGCACATAAACCAGCAATATCTCCGTTCAATGGAACGAATCTAAATACATCATTGTATTTGTCGTACATATATTTGTAACCACTATCAATGACAGCATATGAAGATGATGATAATGCATCAGCAAATGCTTTTACATTTTCAGTCTGAGCGATAGGATCAGCAACATTTACAACATCCGCAGAAGCAGGTGAAATAAAAGCAACTACATCTTTTCTAAACTCAGCAACATCAATCGCAGCTGTAGCATATGTAGTACCAGTAGCATCAGCACCAGTTTGAGATGGTCCACACATTAATAAATTAATATCTACTGTTTCGCCATCTTTAAACTTATCTAATGCAAGTGCCAACTCACCGTTTGTTGGTGCGTTGTCATCTGTACCACTAGCAAGTGAATTATCGAATAGAGCAGTTGCACTTGAACCGACATTATCAAATGTCTGACCTGCCTTAGCAGAACCAGCATTTGCCAGTGTAGTTTCGTGATCCATCCAATATATAAAACTTGACTGATTATAAATTACATCAGCATAGTAGTTAGTAGCACCTGATTCATCTTTTGCATCTGAAGCCTGTGAAACACCTTCGAATACCTCTAAGATAGTTCCAGCAGTACCTGAAATGCCGCCATCTTCGTCAATAACGATAATGTGCATTTCGTCATTTGCACCGTTATTATTAGCAACATCAGTTGTTGTTCCTGGAGCAGCGTCAAACTGATCAAAGAATTTCCAATATCTTTTGATCTTAGCGTTATCTACTACTGCATGCTTTAGGCCTTGAGAACCTGTGCTGTTATGTCTTTTAACCGTTAGGTCGTTTGTATTGATTGCCGTAATTTCGTAGAACTCTCCTGACGGAGCAGCATTAAAATTGCTACTTGCGTCACCAAACTCTATTAGATCACCAACTACAAACTCTGAACCACTATCAACAGCGACTGTAGTAGCGCCGACAGCGATACCTGATCCGTTATTTACTAGTGAAGTTGCAGTAGATGAAAACGCATTAGAATTTGTACACATAGAAACTTTTAAATTGTTTCCGTGAGTTCCAGCAGTACGAGCAGCCCATGGACCAACAGCAGCTTGACCACTTGCGAAGTTATCAAGATAGTGTTGGGTGTTTTTTATCTGTATAGCAGTGCCTGATACACAAGCATTTACATTACCTGTTGTAGCACGAACCACTTTTAAAGTATTACCGTACTGTAAAAAGTTAGCAGCTGTGAAAAAATACTCAAAAGTATTTCCATCGGGTTTACCGAATGTATCTACTAGTTCTTTTTCAGATGAAATAGTTGTAATTTCATCCATAGGACCTTTTTCAGATACAATAACTGTTGCACCAATAGAAGTGGCTACTGCAGGTATAATATTTGTTAGGTCTGTTTCTTGTACGAGAACACCTGGTGATAGTTGGAATGCCATAGTGTTTTCTCCTTAATTATTTAAATTACCCTTAATTTTTGTCAACCCTTTAAACTATTTATAATTAGTAGAAATTACAGACTATCTGACTATATCAACAGGATTCCAGACATCTCCATACTCATCAACTTCAGAATCATGTTCATTTAAACCATCATCCATAAATCCAAAAGGTGCCATATCTTGTTCTAAGGCATTTTGTTGTTCTGCAAATAAGGCATTACGCATATCAATATTAACTAACTCTTTGAAATATTGTTGATTGGCAACCCACGCAAATATGACTAAACACATAACTAAATCATCATTACAACCATCTTCGGCCTCATATGATTTACCTCTAGATATAAATGTAGATAATTCTGCAATAGTATCAAAATCTTGAATAACCAGTTTGTCACCCTCAATCAAGGATTTTAAATTAGAACAACCCACTCTTTTTGCAGCCTTAGTCATTCTAAGACCTAGTGAAGAACCTCTACCACTAAATCCACCACCTAGTATTTGACCTGATCTACCTTTTTGTGTACACATTAACATATTATCATATTCACATTCAAACTGTAAGGCGTCTGCAACTTGCTGACCTAAATCATTTGTTTCTACTAAGACATATGCCATATTATATTTTCTACAAATTTCATTTATGACATTAGGAAAAACAACAGGTTTTATTTCATTACTTCTATATTTTGCCACAAGTTTGTATGGCATTTGTGAAGTATCAAATATAGTAAAAGCAGAATAGTCGTTATTGGTACCTCTCGATACATCAACCGTGCAAGTATAGATACTATCTTTTTTAGGCATTTCAAAAATGTCGATATCACCACTTCTTTGCGGATCTATATGTGCAAGTGCTTTTAGTTTACTTGGTGCGATAAGTGTATTAACAGAGCCTAAGAACTCACATTCAAACTCAGTTTGAAATTGTTGTTCACTTGTATTTTTGATTGTTTCTTCTTTCCACTTTTCATCACGACCAGGTACTTCAGACCAATGAACTTCAATAGGAACATATGTATTATTTTTATTTATGGCATCAGTCCATATTTTATAAAACATATTCATTCCATGTGGTGTAGATACCATCATAATCTTTGATGATTTACCAGAAGAGATAGTAGGGTAAACGGAACTAAAAAACTCATCAGCGATATTGTTAGGTATGTAGGCAAACTCATCTAAGAATATAACATTAAAAGAACCACCTCGAATAGCAGATGATGAAGTTGCGGCAGCAACAATCTTAGAACCATTTTCTAATTCTAATGAACCTTTATTCCAATTCATTACTCCTTGTTGCATCCATTTTGGCAGATGTTCATAGGCAAGTTGTAAACGACCTAATAGATCACGAGCAGTTGATGATTTGTTTGCAAGTATAGCAACATTCACATTTTCATTAAATAAAACATAATGTAATAGGTATGCAATAATGATTGTTGATTTACCAGACTGTCTAGGCAATTTACAAATTGTGAATCTATTTTCGTGAAAAGTATCTACCATTCTCTCTTGAAACTCATACATTTCAAATGGTACAAGACCTTTATCAATGGTAACAATGTTTATAAATTTTGTTATAAAGTATTTTGGATCTTCAATGCATTTAGACAGCTCAACAATTTGATCTTCAGTAAATTCTGAAGAAGTAAATGCTTTCTTTAAATTAGGATTACCTAGATATTGTTCTCTAGGATTCAGATTCTCCGTCATCTTTTTTTGTTTTCTTTAATAGTTTTTGTAATTCATTTGTAGAACCTATATACAATGCATTGGTCACATTTTTAGGTGCATTGTTAGGAACTTCTTTTAGTCTTTTTAATCTACTTTGTAGACCTAATAAATCTTGCGATACCTGACTTACTGTTTGAATTAATTGTCCTGCAACCTCATATGTCCTAGGGTGCTCACTTTCTTTTGCAAGTGATAAAATACCATCTATTGCTTCATTACCTTTTTCTATTAACTTATAAAGATTTTCTCGGCCGTGTTCAAAATCATCTTGAGGATCGGCTGACTCTGGTATTACAGTAACCTCTTTTGGTTCTATTTTTGTAGGCGCCAATATTTGTTCAGCGGTTACATCTAAAATTTCATTTAACTTATCATCTATTTTACTCATACTATTATTTATAGTTACCTAAAAATTGCAAATTTGGCAGGATCAATATAATGGTTTGAATCACTAGGTAAGTAAGGATCTTCAGGTCCGCTAAATCTTGATGAAATATTTAATTCAAAATCTATTCCATTATCATGTGCCATTTGTTTTGCCTTATCAATATGATTTTCATTATATTTAAATATAAT